TCAATGGGTTATTGTCGGGTCATCCCGATATTGGGATAGGTTGCAGTCCTGGATTTTTCCCACATCTGGGATAGGTGACGCACCATTCCACCCGTTTTGCAGTGCACTTAGCGCTCGCACTTTTGTGTCCACCAACACCTTCGCGTAGATGGCCGCAGTGGTCTCAATCTTGGTGTGTCCGAGCCACTCTTGAACCAACTTCAGGTCACCCGTACGAGCCAGTAAGCGGGTCGCGCACGTGTGCCGCAAGCAGTGAGGAACGCACTCTTCTTCCCTCGCTAGGTTGGTCGTCGCTTTTGCCATGTTCCATAGCTCGGTGCCTCGCTGCCTGCGCAGTCCCGAAAATGGGCCATCTCCTCCCAGTGCACGTCGCCGCTTGAGTACATCGACCACGCGAGCTGTGCAGGGAATCGTGCGAATCCTCCCTCCCTTCTGCTCTTCCTTGCGCCAGAACTTGACGCCTACAACGCCTGGCATGAGGTCCCAGTCGATGTCCCGCCAGCGCACTTTGAGCGCCTGGGAGAACCGACAGCCAACGTCTGCCAAGAAGGTGAAGCAGTCAACGAAGTCCGCAGCGTCGCGCGAGACCTGGTTGCCGCCGAGCGGGTTGTCCGGGCGTTCGTCGAGCTTGGCGATTGCATCGAACATCACCCGCTCATCTTCCGCAGTCAGCACGAACTGGCGAGCGTTATCGCCCTCCTTATGCGGCTTCCACCTGGGGAGGTCCTTCGGGTATTGCTTGTGCTGCTTGGAGTACGCCAAGACGTGCATCAGCGCGAAGAGCTTACGATTTACCGTGGCAGGCGCGTTCTCCTCTTCGTCGAGGAGGTGGTCTGCTAGGTCGCGGACCTTTTCTTGGTCGATGAAGGCAACTGGCGTATCCGCGCCCAGAAATTTCTGGATCATGCGGCAGTTGGTTGCATAGGTGTCATTGGAGGACGCCGTCCCCCAGCCGCCGTCTTCGCGGTCCTTGAGGCACCTGTCGCATGCTTCTTTCAGCGTCCAGGCTCGGTCTTCGCTGCGGCGATCCTGGATGGCGGCAAGACGTTCGCCGCGGAGGATGCGTTTGAGTTCCAGCGTAGTGACTTCGGGGTCGTCGCGTAACGCGTCGATGATGTTCTGCTCCTTACGGAGCGCTAGATTCTTGTCGCGAGTTCCTGTGGATAGTCGCTCTCGGCGATTCCCCACTTGCACGTCGATCATGTAATAGCGACGGTCGGCCTCCCCGGATCGGGGGGCCGTGCCCTTGAGTCGTAGTGGCATTGCATCTCCATCATGCGGATTTTGCCGAACGCACGGCGCGCTTCTGCAGCGCCTCGTTGACGCGATCAGTGAGGGTTGAAAGATATTGAAGACCCTTGGGGGTCATGTGGAGGAGGTTGCGGCGCGGATATAGCGGGTCGGCCTGCTGCTGGATGAATTCCATGCCGCTGGGCTGATCGCCCGGCTTGAGCGTCTTGCCGCGAAACGACCAATCCATGATGTGGCGGGAAGCTGCAGAAGGAGTCAGGTCTTTGACGTACTTCGTAATTTCTGACTGCAGGGTTCCCGGATGGTTGTACGTTGCAGTGAGGCAGAGAATCTTCGATGCCAGCAGTCCCGGCTCAACGTCTTGGCGAAGCTCGCCAAGAGCGACGTGGAGGATCTGCACGAGTTCTTCGGTGGTCAGCTGTGTCATGGAGACGGCTCCGTATGTGCCTGGTGAGCGCGAAGCCGCATCCATCCTTCTTCGCGATTAAGGGTCATGTCCCTCAATTGCAATGATACCGATCCCGAGGCCGATATACATGCAATTGACGTTGATCACGTCCACCCAGAAGCCTTTCTGGTTGGGCGTAGCCTCGATTAGGAAGAATCTTGGGCGGCGGCAAAGTAGAGCAAGCAGGCTCTTCAAGGAGTTCACTGAGTCTTTCTCTCGTATCAAATTTAGGCCATATCGCGAATTAGGGTTGTGTAATAGGTGTAGAACGATCTCAGTCGACAACCTCAGATGCCATGCGAAGTTAGTATCACTAGCAATTCTTGTGCCGGCAGCGACACGGCTACCGTCAAGCGCGGGCGAATGCGGCCAGGAATGGCGCCAGAAGTGTTAGAAGTACACCACCGCACAGAAAGGCAAGGAACACTGTCTTCACGACAAGAATGCCCACTTCTCGTGCCGCTTCTGCCGGCTTCAAGAGCTGCTCTCGGGCATCGGGCGACGCACTACTGTCAGCTCCCACTCTCCACCTTCCCTTGAAATCGCGTGCAGTTGGACAGGCGCCTCGGGCGCCGCCACACGTGCCGCTGCGAGTGCATCGCCAATTGCAGTCAGAAGATCGTTCCCCGTGTTGTGCGAAGTCGTGACCATACGCGCGGCGCAGCTCATTAATCGGCCCCCTCGTCGTCGTAGGTGTCATGCGTTGTGTCTCGCAGGCGGCTATTAAAGCGCCCGGTCATCTCACAGACGGAGACCAGCGAGCGGCCACGGGAGTCGAGGATCAAGTCAATCATTTGACGCCTCCAGAGCCGGCTCACCTAGGTCAATGCGGTCTCGCATGCCTTTAAATGAGGGAAAGCGGGGTAGTTCCTTTGCGCCGACCGCGAAGTGCTGGTACTTCACTAACTGGCCCACATAGCTCTCCCGGTTGTCCCAGAAGTCCTTCGCGATGATGTCGGTGAAGCCCGTGCCGATGTTGAATTCCTGCCCGGTCACGATGTCACGGACGCGAAGAGCGCCGGCAGTGTCCAGCGGGGTTTTGTTGGCTTGGTGGCTGGAACGCTCGGTGCGCCCCAGGGCATTCTTGGTGGCCGGATTGTCGTTCCGTGTCCCTTGAACGACCTCCAGGATCTCCGCCTCGGCGTCCTCGAATCGCTTGAGCTTGAGCATGCCTTGCTCACGTGCTGTGCTCCGGCCTTGCTTGTAGAGGCCCTCGGGTGCTCGCAGGATGAGGCCCTCGTGGCCCTCGGCAAGCTTCACAGCCTCAAGCGCATCCAGTCCGTCCGGCGTCAGTACGAGGGTCTGCCTCACAAGAACCGTTCGCAGGGTTAGCAGAAGCCCACTGTCCACGATGGCCGACAGGCGCTCCCTGAAGGTGCCCGGCAGCACGCGGTCGAACACGTAGAACCGCACATCAGGTTCTCCATACTCGCGCATCACGCCGCCGACCGTGACCCGGTAGCAATCCGGTGCGGTCGGCTGCCCGACAATCAGTTCGCCGTCGCAGCCCTCCAGCTCTGGGCGGCCAAAGGCCGACTGCACTGCCGGGTTCGGGATCGGCTTCATGGTGCGCGACATGACTACGCCGTCGCGGACGATGCAGCGCACCCCGTCCAGCTTCTCGGAGGCGTAAAGCGGGAAGCGCAGCTTGTCCAACTCGGCGACGGCGGCCAACATCGGTCGAAAGGGTTTCGTCACGGGGGATTGCCTCCAGGCAGAACGATCCAAAAGGTCACGCAGGGCACCGGATTGATGCACCAGCGGCGGTTGTACGGAGACCAATGCGCGCCTACCCACGCACTGCCCCAGCGGAAGAGAAGGCCGGCTCTCATTGGGTCAGCGCCTCCGCCAGCAACTTCGCGTGAGCTTCGACCGCGCAGTCAGCGATCCAGCCGTCTATGTAGTGGCCTGCGTTGTCGTAGTAGTCCACCCAGCGGACCTCCCAGTGGTCGGGCGTCTCGCCAGGTCGGGGTGGCTCGGTGTATTCGGGTTCGCCGGAAGTGCCGCCGCGAGTGATGCGGGGACCGTAGGCGAAGACCTTGCCGTCTGGTGCGTGGACTGTGGTGTCGGCTCGTGGGTCGAAGAAGCTGTTCATGCGACCTCGTAGGCGGGCAGCAGAGTTGGAGAGCGGGGAGGGACGCGCATGTGGTGTGGCTCCTGTGTTTCAGGCGGCCGCGGTGGCGGCTTCCATCGGGCAAAAGAAAAGGGCCGCTCTCGCGGCCCCTCTTGTGTTCTTGTGGGTTGTCTTCGTGGCGTCTAGAAGTCCAGATCACCGTTTTTGGCGTTCCAGTCGGATATGGAATTGCGTATCGAGGCAGGCAGTGCGTCACGGTGTCCGAAGCCTCCCTTACTGCCCCTTCCCCAGGGCTTGCTGCTTCGTGCGGCGATCCAGCGGAGAACATGGCGCTTTGCTTGGTCCACGCTCGCTGCTTTGGCGCGGAGGTGGGTTCCGTTCCAGCGGATGAGGATGGCTGCGTCGCGCTTGCGGATGTACACCGGGATGCCTCCAGGTGGTACCCATAAGGCCCATGTATGCGGTGTCTCAAGCCACTTAGAGCCGTAAGTATCCATTTTCGAATACTATTATGAGGAAATCGCAAAAGCTGCGATCAGGTACTGAAGGGGATGAAATGGAGAGGGAAGAGTACATAAGGCGTCGCAACAATATATATGCCGGCCTCAGTAGCTTCGTCGCTACCGCGTGTTTGGGAGTTGCATTGGTATTGGGTGCCCGTTACTTTGTAAGCGATGGTCCTGTTCCGACAACGGTGCGGCTCGCCTTCCCTATGCTAGTGGGGCTTGGAACGGCTGGAATTGGTGCGGTGCTGACGCTCTACCTGAAAGGTATAGTCAGCTTCGGCACAACAGTTACCATTTCCACTGCTCCGGTGTCATCAGATTTGCAAAGCCAGCGAACAATATCCGACTTGCTGGCATATATCGAACAGTTGCGTAAATTCTATGACTTGAAGGAAGGATATAATTCCGAGCAGTTAGCGGTCGATCCCCCAAAAGTGGAGACCAAGGCTTCTCTAACGAAAGTCCACATTTATTACGCAGAAGCCATCGCCTCGACTCAGCGTAACATCAACTACATTGAACGAAGAAGTTTAGTCAGTTTGGTGCTGGGGACATCAGCTACCATTCTTGCCTTTATAGTGATCTGGGCCTTATCGGTGAGAGGTAGTGCGATCCTATTCGATAATTGGGCCTCTTTCGCCTTCCATTTTATACCCAGGGCAACACTTGCCGTGTTCATTGAGCTATTCGCATTCTTCTTTCTCAGGCTGCATCGTCAAAGTTTGATTGAATTGAGGGAGTGCAATGCAGACCTGCGCGACTTGTCTTTGCAGTACGCAGCGGTCGAATTAGCATGGGATTCGCCAGAGGCAAGTGCTCGGCGCTCTGTGGCAGAGAGCCTCGTCAGTATGACCCACTCCATTACACCGTCAAAGGAAGTTGACTCGTCAGCTCAGGTCAACTTGAAGGATGTTGCTGACATTCTCGCAGTAATAGCAAAGCGCGTTAAATAGGGGGAGTAAATGGCTTCAATAGATGCATTTTTAATTCAGCTGAATGATGCTTTTCGGGCTTTGATGCCTTCCATCGTAGCGATTGCGGCAGTATGGGTGTCTGTGCAGCAATATAAAATCGCAGAGGCCAAGTTGAAGCTGGATCTATACGACCGGAGGATGGCCGTTTATGAGGGCTTTCAGGAGTTAATTGAAGTGGTCACGTTGGATTCTTTAACGGCGCAGAATCTAGGTAAATTCAGGCTGTGCGTCAGGCAGGCCGGATTTTTATTTGGCGCAGACGTTATCGACTTCTTAGGAGAGGTGGAAAAAAAATACAGTGAGATATTGAAAATATCTCATCGAATTCGACTGATTAAATCGGGCGGCTCGCCGGGTAGCCTTCCACAAGCTGAGCGCGAACTTGATGAGGAGTTAGACGCATTCTTCGCGCAGGGTAAGACTGGCTTTGACGTCTTCTTTAAATATCTCGCCATCGATAGATGATCTGGCACTTTAGGTGGCCCAGAAGAAATGCCCACAGTGTTCAAAGACGGCACCGCCTAAGCGCATATCCGTGCCGTATCGCTCATAGTCGAAATATCGTGCCAACTCTTCTGGTGCTTCTTGCAGCAATCCCGCGCTCTCGACATGCTCCTCTGCCAGGTCTGCCCAGCTTTCAAACTCGCCGATGTAGCAGTCACGGAAGCGTGTCACGGTTGCGTCCGTGAGTTCGACAGCTTGGAAGGCTTCGAAGGCTTCGCGCTCGGAATCGTGTAGTTCGTCCATTTCCTCTAGACGCTCCAGCAGGGCGCTCAAGTCAGGCCATTCGGTGTCCCGGAAGCCTGTTGGCAGGTCCTCGCTATCATGGACGGCCCATTCCTCGGCACTCGGCACCTTGCAGGTTCCGTTGCAAATTGCGCACAGTGGCGGGACGCCCGCGGGACGATCAGGGGCGGCGTCGCCGCTGCCACCGCACGCCGGGCACTCCACGGTTATGTTCGGGTGTGGCGACTCGCGCAGCATGGCGGCAATGCCTGCCTGCACGTCCTCGGCGTCCATCCCGTCAAGGTCGATCCAACGCCCGTGCAGCACACCGTTGTTGTAGGAGGCCAGGCAGGCCACGTAGATGCGCGGGTTGCTCATACGTCGGCCCTTAGCGCATCGCGATACACCCGCAGCGCATTTGCGGCCGACGCAGCCGCATCCCTTCGGCGACGATGCAGCCACTCCTGACCGCTGGGGCAGCGCAGGAGCATCATTGAGTGGTGCTCTACGTCGCCTTCATACTGCTCAATATCGCGGTCGATGATGCTTTGGTGCGATGTCATGTGGCCGTTCTCCGGGCAACAAAAAAGCCGCCCGAAGGCGGCTTGTGGGAATTTTCGGACAGCGCAATGCGTTGTCCAGTGATGTTCAAAGACCCGTGCGGTGCTAGGCTTTACTCACCAGCCACCGAGCCGTAGGCAGCCCATCCGGTGTAGCGCTAGGGCAGCGCTCCTGCTGGTACTTCAGGCGGTCAGCCGAACAACTTAATGACCGCCGCGACCGCTGCAAATAGCGCCGTCGTGACGACCATCGGATACCAACGAGTCTCAAGCATCAGCTTGTCCGACTCCCGGTTGAGTTTGCGAATCTCAGCGCGCAGCTTGGTGAGCTTCAAAGCGTCCTCCTCGATCATGCGGACGCTCCAGAGTTTACGTCCTGAATGCAGAAGTTCCACCCCTCGACCCGCAGCCATTCCTGCTCGTCCGTACACCAGGCGCGGAAGTGTCCGTCTAAGTCGGTGTCAGGGCGGATCAACAGGTGTAGATCGAGCGTCGTTGTCCTGGCGAATACTTCGCGAGTGAAGCCGGCCATGACTGCGGCATTGTCGCAATCCAGGCCCTCAGTGATCCCGTTGTGCTCAGCCATAAGTGCGTTCTTCGTGTGCGAGCCGGGCCGCCACAAGTGCGCCCAGGGTGGGATAGATGCCAACCGCAAGGCCGTGGTGCCGCAGCAACCAACGGCCAACTATGCGCAGGCAGGTGTACCGCGCTCTTCTCGCCGGCCTCCCCATGCCGGCTTGAACTCTTCTGTGGTGCGTTTCCTTGTGCTTCGTCATGTCACGCTCCTTCGTGGGATTTGTGCCAGATGTGGGATGCAATGGACAGAGCTTCGGTACGGCCGATGCTGGTCCGGTAGCACTCAAGTTCCCACCTCACGGTGTCCATGAGGCCGGCGTCGGGTGCAACGTAGGGAATAGCATCGTGTTCCATAGGGTTCTCCAGTGAATCAAGCCACTCAAACACCCCGTGTAACTGAGGCGCTTGAGTGGCCCGACTCTCCTGCGGTTTGCAGGATTGTCAGGCCGTGCCGGTTTCGGGCCAGTGCCGCTCTGCTGCCGCTGCGGGGTCGTCATGTGGGTGGGCGAAGGCAGAGCCATTCCCGTCCCGGACTTCCCGCAACGACGCTTCATCGCGCCTTAGCTGGTCCAGCCGCACCGTGTTATTTACGACCCCGTGCAAGGGTCGGAATGCAGCGAGAGAGCTTCCCGCCTTGTTAGCTGGCCGCCTCGGCGACCGTGGGACATATCCTAAATCTGCGATCGTCCCGTTGTCAAGTTATTTCCCGATGTTGGGATGATGTAACCGCAACAACTGAGAGCACCCCGGAACCGTGCGGCTTCTAGCCGCCTTGGCCTTTTCCGGTTCCCCTGCGGTTGCCTCTCGGCGTAGTCGCAGGCCCTTGAAGGCCGCCCCAGTAGCGCATCGCACGGGCTGGGGCCGATTGAATCCGATTGCTTCTCCTAGCACCGCGCTGGGCGGTTCAGGGATTGCGTCGGCCGGTGTGGCTGGCCGATGGGATATAAGCTAGCTCAGTTCCAGATGTGGGTCAAGTCCTAAATTCGGGATTTATTGGAAATGTGTGGATGGACGCAGGTGGCAGGCACTACCCGCGGTGGGTTGGTCCTAAGTGAGTGAGCAGCCAGCGCACTAGATGTGGGGTGTGCGTTAGGTAACGAGGGAGGCGGCAGGGCTGAGCAGGTGACCGCAAGTGATCGGCGAGTGCTCGCCTGTGGTCGAAGCAAAACGACAGATAGGGAAAGACAGACGCGAACACATGCGGATCGCTTGAGAGCACCGGGTGTGCGCTGTCGGTCCACAATCCGTGCGCGTGGGGCTGGCGCGTGGATAGGGAATCCATCGCGGAACCATGAAAATCAACGACCTAACCCGGAAGGTGTCACGGTAGGTGACGCAGGGCGCCGCAAGAGGCCCCAAGAAGGGATCTGCAGCACACCCCGACCCCCCGGAGGGGGGATTCGCGCGACGTTTCGGAGTCAGATACCCTCACGGAAATATTCGCCAAACATTTGAGGGAACATCAATGTTCAGGAACGATTCGATTGAAGACCTCCGCCGCGACCTGGAGGTGCAGCGCGGTCGCGTGACTGCACTTGCAGATGCCCTCTCTGCCCTGCTGAAGCTCGCGCCGGAGGAAACTCTCGACGCGCTCCGTGTCCATATGGCGGAACAGCTCGATTCGGTACACGGCTCAGGCATACATGAGGGTTACCGCGTGGAGCTGTACGAAGGGCTGGGCATCATCACAAAGGATTGAGCCTCGGGGGGGGCCTTCCGGCGCGCCCTGGCGGCCATCACGGCCCTGGGGCGCTACCATCCGACTTACGCGCCGTCGGGAGGCCCTGCAGGACCACTGGGAGCGTCCTTCGGGGAGCACTCAACCCACCCTGTGACCGCGTCCTTCAGCCCGTCCTCTCCTGGGTGGACCTTGGTGGCGCCCTGGCACGTGAAGTTGTCACCCACAACGATGATCTGGCTCCTGTCGGTGGTTACCAGCAGACCCTTCGGGGTCGCTTGAGGCGGGTTTTGGTTGCAGCCGGCAGTGGCGATGAGGACCATGGCCGCAGGGAGGGACTTGAAGAGCACAGGAAGATTACCGAGAGAGGACTTGAAGTGTTCTCTTAGAGTACCCCTGCTGTTAGAACTAGAAGAACACTCTCAGTAGAACTGAGAGAGGAACTACCTGTTCTCTTATAGTTATTTAGGGTAGCAAAATCCCACATTTGAGTCAATGCCCAAATGTGGGATTTTTGATCTGCCGTAGGGAGGTGGTCTATCAGTTACGCAGGCACGGCCTAGGCCACTGGATGTTCACTTCAGACGCTTTTTGAAGGCGTACCAGTCGTCTCGTACGGTCGCCAGGGCGACGTCCCAGACCGCTCCCAGGGTGGCGCACAGCTCGGTCCAGGAGCGGCAGTAAGCCAAGAGCATCACAAGGGCCACTTGAGGCATCCGATTGCGGCTAGGAAGGCCAGGACAAGCGCAGAGGACACGGACACTTCAATGCAGAAACGCCGGAACGCACGCATCAAGTCCGAGTCTCCCAGAGGGAAGCCGCTGCAGCGCGGCGGGTGATCAAGCCAGGCAGCTTCGTGGCCTTGCCGTTGACCTCGCCGTAAACCCATCGGCGCAACTGCGAAGGCACTGCGGCGTAATCGCGAGCGTTGAGTTTGCGAAGGAGCGTGGAGGACGAGAGATTGCCGACCCCGAGGTTGAATACGAAGTCGATCAGGGCAGCCTCCTGGTGAGCTGTAAGAGGCACACGGACGCGACCCCTTACGCCGGCAAGGGCCACGGCCAGGTCGGCCTCCAGCAACGTCTCAGCGCGTTCCTTTGTGATCGACAGTCCCGGCGTTACGTCCGGGCCGGTGTGGCCGTAACCAATAGTCAGCTTGCCGGCCGGGCACACGTACGACCGGAGGCGCAGGCCCTCGCTCTTGCGAACGAGGGGGGCTGCGATGCGAATGGATTCGATCAACGAATCTGCTTGTTCGGCTTCGTGGTGCTGGAGCCGCCACCCACAGAGGTTCCGGAGGACGATTTGGCCTTTGCCTTCCGCACGCGGCTATAGGTGAACAGGCCGAAGACCAGCAGGACGGCGAGGGTGATGAGGATTTCGGTCATGGCATTTCCTTGGTTTAGTAGTTGTCGTAGAAGTTCGCTTCATGCACCGCACGGCCAGTGACCGATTGGATGAAGTCGAGGTAGTCCTGCTCTTGCAGTTCCTCCATGCGCCGCGACTCTTCGTCCTCGACATTGCGCGCGAGCTGGTCGGCCCAGTACGCGAGTGCCATGGCGAGCGGTTCCACGCGGTCGTCGTGCTTGACGGCGCCGCGGTCGCGGGTCATTCGGGAGAGTTGGTGGAACAGCTGGTAGTGGTGGTTCTCGGTGTCCGCGTCAGCGCGGATCACGGCCTTGTCCACTACCAGGCGATGCTGATTCAGCACCGGCTCGATGGTGTCGCAGATGCGGCGCTCCTTCTGCGTCGAGTGCTTAATCTCCCCGACGGAGCACGGGTAGATCCGCTTCAGGATTGGCTCAAACAGCTTGTTGAACATGCCGTCGCCGAAGTTTGATTCGACGAGGATGAGTTGGACCTTCTCGGCTCGCGCTATATGCGCCAGGCCCTCCAGCGTTGAATCCTCGTAGCCACCCTTGAAGCCGCCCGAGCGGCGAAGATAAATCATGCCGCGGAGTACCTTAGTAACGCAGTAGCCCGTCTCGTCGCCACCGCGGCCCGAGGGATCGACGGTCATCAGCGAACCGGTGAACTCCTCCATCTCAGGAGCCACGTACATAGGCGTGTGCCAGCGGTCGCCGGAGAAACCCACGGAGGGAAGCTCCTCGACCACTTGCTGTTTGCCGGAGGACCAAACGACGCGGATTGGCGCGACCTCGCGGTCAACGTCCATGACGATGAAGTCCGACAGCTTGAGCGGGTACTTCTCGGCGTCAGACAGCGTGGTGTCCAGCATGAACTGCAGTGCGAAGCCGGCGCGCCCGTAGGACGCCTCGCGCTCCATTAGGTCCTTCTCGTCGAATCGCTTGGAGTCGGTCGGCGTCCAGGCGAGAGCCTGGTTGTCGTCGAACGCCGCCGCGATCATCGGAGCGAGCATGGCGCCATATGCGACGCGCTGCTTCATGTCCTTCGGGAAGCGTGCAGGCCAGATGCGGATGTCGTACCCGCGCTCCGGCAGCTTGTTGTAGAGCGACTCTTCAGTCTGCGGCGTGCCTAGGTAGATAACCTGTCCGCCAGGTTTCAAGACCGCGTCGAACTCCTTGATGAGTTCTGCGAGCTTCTCGCGCTGCACGATTGTCTGTGAGTTCTTAACGACCTCGATGTCATCGGGGATGATCGTGTTAGCGCGTGAGCCAGTCAGCTGGCCCGTGATGCCCACCGACTTCACGGAAGGCGATTGGTCGGGGAGGGCAGGGCCAACGTCGAAGGCTAAGTTGGAGTTGCGCTGGTCGCTGCGAGGTCGCAGGTGCGACAGGGGGTCGAACGTCTCGATGATCTGCTTAACGAACACCGAGAACGCGTCGGCGCGTTCCTTGCTCGCCGACACAACCATGATCTTGTGTTGCGGATCTTTCCATAGGAGCCAGCACACGTATCCGGCTGTGAGGAACGACTTGCCTACGCCTCGGAACGCCTGGACCATCCGTCGCCGCGGCCCGTGCTGTAGGTACGAACATATGTCGTACTGCACGGGCGTTGGAGACGGTAGGGCGAGGTGCGTCCAAAGGTCGAACGCGAAGTTGCGAAAGTCCTCCCAGGGGTGGATGACGTGCAGGGAGGTGATCCCTGACGCCTCCATTAGTGGTGCTTCAAGCTCTCGGCGGGATCGAAGGGATGCTTCGAGACTGCATCAGCAACCTTTCCAACCGGATTGGTCTCGGTCGCCACGGAGTCGATGCCGTTGTCCTTGAGGAACTGGCGGGCCACATTCAGTAGCGCGGCCAATCCCTTGTCGCCGGCTTCCATGTTCTCGATTGTGTCGCTCAGCTTGTCCGCGATGGCACCGTGCAGGCGCTCCATCGAATCCTTGCTGGCCTTGCTCACTTCTTCAGATACTTGTTGAAGGCTGCCTCCAGCGCGGAAGTACCGAGCGAAGAGAACACGCAAGCGATGCCGACGATTGCGGCAGTACCCAGGCCGGGGATCAATACGAGGACGCCTGCCGATGCCACGCCCAGGCCAGCATGTAGCAGGGCGCGGCCGATTACCTGGCGAGGCTTAAGGGGTTCGTCGGAGACCAGCAGCTTTGCGATGCCGATCAGCGCTCCGACAGCACCGAGGGTGCCGAGGAGCGTAATTTCTTCTTTGTTCAATGAGTCCTTAGACGGTGTTGTAGTAGTCGTAACGAGTCGTCGCGTAGGCGGTGGTGCTGCTCTGTCCGTCACTGACGGTGCATCCCACGGTGACGCTTCCGCCTTGATTTATATTGGCAGTGACGTTTACATCGCAGTACGGCCCAGATGGGCCAAGCGATACATTCGACACTTGGCTAGAGCTGCTCACGAACCAGGAGTACGTGAGGTTTCCTTTCCCGCCCGCGGTGTAGATAGTCGCGCGCGCGCCCAGCTGCCGAGTCATCGGTGTGCGACTATTGCCGTTGTTGTATTGAGCGGAGCCTCCAGTTGCGTTGCTGGAGAGTGGGGTGTAGTCGGTCCACACGGTCACCCAACCGCCGTTCTCCCTGCGCCTGACGAACTGAGCATTTCGCCAGCCGCCGCTCTGTCGGATGCGAGGCGTGGCGTCCGCCCATCCGTTGTTCTGGCGCCTACGGAACACGGGTCACCATATCCACAGATCACCATCTTGGGCCGTCCCGCCAGGGTCGCCAGGGGTCACGAAGGTACGTGCCTGTCGAATCCACGCCGTGCCACCCAGGTTGAGCTGATAGAGCTCCGCAGTGGTACGGAATCGACCATTGCACTGAATGCCGAAGTCGCCGTCGTTTACGAAGTTCTCTCCGCCATCACCAACGTATACGCGGCGATGCCTAATGGCGCCCGAGTCGTCCTCGGTTGGAATATGGCGCTGTAAGCCTGTGTTGCTCATCAGACGCATCGGACGGTTGCCCGGACTGCCGTCCGAGTTTCCACCCAGGAAGCCGAGCGAGATGGCATCGGAACCCGACCGGTGGAAGCTGATTGATGGTGCGGTTCCGCCTTGGGGCGTCTTCAGTTCGATATGCGACCCGCCAAAGGTGCCAGAGTCCCAAGTGCCAGACTTTTCAACCCCGATCCGACCGGTAATCCACCCTCCGCTGGCATTGTATTTAAGATCCGGATTGAAGTTGCCAGAGTTCCAGAGTGTCTGCCAAGTGGCGCCCCTGTCCCGACTCATCAAGCCATCGAAACGCAGCATAGTGTTTCCGCCACTGCTGGCGCCGACCTGGAGCGTGCCGTCCCATACGACAGGTAGTCCGGTGAACACAGGCGAGACCCTCGGAGCCTTTGCATCCAAGGCCGCTTGCTGCGCAGAACTGATTGGCTTGTTTGCGTCGCTCGTGTTGTCGACGTTCGACAGGCCGACGTCGCCCTTGGTGTGGGTGTGGGTGCTCGGCGGGTAGCTGGTCGGTTTGTTCACGACATGGCTGTTGAAGTCCGCGGTGTCGCGCGTTGCCAGTGCACCCAGCCCAGAGACATCGCCGGGCACCAACTGGACCGTACCGGACTTTCCTGCCACCGACGTGACCTGTTCGGTGTTGTCGATGTGGTCCCAGCCAGCCCCATTGCTCACGATCTGGTCGCCGGGGTTGTATTGCCGGGCGTCGATGGAGCCGCCCACAGTCACCTTGTAGAACGCGCCTGTGTTTCCTCCTTCCGGGAACGAGCCGGTGCTAGCGTCCCAACCACCTCGATAGACTAACGTGCCGGTAAGCGACGCCTTGGCCTGCTCTGACCAGTGTTTAGCTGAGTAGGCTCCAGGCTCAATCTCGGTTCCTGCCGGAGCGTTAGCCCACGACTGTGCTTGGTCGCTCCAGTCCTCCGCTTGGTGCGCGTAAGAGGCAGCCTGGTGCTCGCTGGATGCCGCAGCGCTTGCTGAAGCCACTGCTTCAGACTTGGAGTTTGCCGCTTGGATCGCATCGGCGTCGGCATCGGCCGAGCTGACGGACGCAGCTTTCTCGTGCAGTCCTGCCGATTGATTGCTCGACTCAGATGCACTGGCACTCGCGGCGCTTGCATTTGCACTTTCGGCAGCTGCTTCAGCGTGGGCGGTCGCGTCTGTAAGGTACTTCGCGGCGTCATCTGCGCTCGTCTGTGCATCGTTGGCCGAAGCCTGCGCGCCCTCAGCATACAGGCGTGCCGTGCTAGCAAAGTCAGAAGCGCCAGCCACCGCGCCTGTCAATTCGTCCACTAGCTCTGAAACTTGTGTGTAGAGCTGAGGGAAGGAAGGCATGGTGCGGTCCTTGCCGAGACCGTCAGTGACCGTCACGTCTCCTTCCGATTGAGTCAAAAGCGCGATCATCTGGTTCTCGCGCGTGTTCCAGCGGTCTACCAATGCCGAGATTCGTTCCGCGAGCTTTGCATTGGAAACATAGCCTGGTGTTTCTGCCATTAGTTCCTCGTTATCGGAGTCCTTGGATGAATCCACGGACCTTGGTGATGATTAGGCGGTCGCCGCGCGAAGAATCGGCGATGGCCACACGGTAGGTGGCTTCCGCCGTTGTCGGGTCTCCGACGTAATTGAGCGCATGGTTGAACTTGTGGCCCGATCCTTGAATGATGAAGTAGGTATCTACTGTCACCCAAGCCGCACCAACTAGCTTCTGGATGTAGATAAATGCACGCCCGTTGTCCGATGACGCATGGTCCACTCCTGCACTGAGTACGATCAGCGGCGTGTGCGCCTCGCCTAGCAGCACAGGCGCCGGCAGTGTGAAGTTGACGATTCCCGTGGTGTTATTCATCGATACCGAGCCAGTCCAATCTACCGGGGCCAAGCGATTGAAGTTGCCGACGATGTTCGGCGCAGACACGCGGCCTTTGAAGCCTGCGTTGCCCGAGCGATCAACCCAGAAGACAGCATTGTTCTCGTTCTTGTCTCCTGCCCCTACCCAGATGGGCCAGGTGCCGACGTTAGACAACTCGGCACGGAACTCGTGCGCGTCGACGATGTTGCCGTTGACATCGAGTGTGTGCGTTTTGAACGTGCCGCCGTTGACGGTTCCCATGTTGGCGGTGATGGCGGCCAGCGAGTTCACGGTCAGCTTGTTTGCGGTGATCGAGCCGTCCACCAGCAGTTGCCCAGTGATGCCTACCGTGCTCAAGCCACCCACGGTCCCGACCACGAAGGGAAACTTGCGAGCACCGTAGCCCGCTGTCGGGGTAGTGATGGCGAAGCGATCCGACTGGACAACGAAGTCCGATCCACCAGGGTACGCACTGAGTGCGATACCCGCGACAACTGGGTTGTTAGGGTCGCCTCCGTTGATGCGAAGGGACCACGTGCCGGACCACTTGGCGTCGTTCGCACTTACATAGGCCGTATAGGACTGCTGCAGTGCTGCGAAGGTGCCGTTAGCGAAGGCAGTCACTGACGTGTTGGCGATGCTTCGTGCCTCGGCAGGTGTTGCCTTGGTGTCGATCTGCTGCTTGACGGCAGCGGCTACGGAGGCGCCAGTAGCACCTGCGGGGCCGTACTGCGCAGCGAATAGTTGGCGCCACTCGGTGCTCGCTCGGGCATCGTTGGCGACGACCTCCAGTGATTCATTGGTAGCCGCGATGGCCCCGCCATGTATCGCTAGTCGTCCCTCGGCAGTGGTGACCCTGGACTCGACCTTGCTAACTACGACCCCCACACTCTCGACCGCCTGGGCAACCAGCGCTCCGGTTTCCGAGGTGATCTGTCCGTGCATATCAGTCATCGACTCGACACGTGCTTCGGTCTCAGTGGCGATTGCCCTGTTGACCTGGTCGAAGCTTGCCGCCACATCGGTTTCGTTTCGGACCATCCGAGCCAGCAGCGTGGTGATTTGCTCCGCCGTCACCTTGTCGCCGTCTTCGATGAGGGCGATGCGGGTGGATGCTTCAGAGATTCGGTCGCCATAGTCGCGCTTCGTGTCGAAGAACTCGTTGGAGCGAAGAAGCTCCTGCATGATGAGTTCTGCGTTGGCGTCAATCTCGGGGATGCGCTCCTGAAGGATCTGATAGGCCGGAGACTGCACGACCTGGTCCACGATTGTCTGGATGTCCGGCAGATTGCCTCCGCCGTTCCCTGGTAGCCCACTGCCTGGCACGCTACCGGTGCCCACGCCGAACTCGGCGACCTCCTGCTGCACGAAGAGAAGCTGGCGGATGGCAGTGTTGAGCTGGTCTGCTGGAAGTGTTGCGGCATCCTGAAAGAGGATCGCCTGTTCTGCGAAGGGTGTGATCCGGCGCAGTAGGACGCTGTAGGGCGTCGCGAGGTATTCGGATTGGTCGGGAATCTCGACGGTCGTGGGGTTGATCCACTTGCCGAGTACCGTCCGGGGCGACTTGGGGTCGCCCACAAGCACGCGCACATGCTCCGGCTTCAGTCGCGGGAACGTGCAGGTGAAGCGCCGAGGCCCGCCCTCGTAGGTATAAGCCACGAAGGACAGGCCCCGGTTTTGTTCGATCATTCAGTGTCCAAGCCAAAGAGGGATTTTGCGGCCCAAGAGTCGTTCTTCTCATCTCGGTCTTCGCGACGTGAGGCAGCTTCACCGGAGCCGTCGCTCAGCCAGCCGCGACTCTCTGCTTCCTTAAGCGCCATACGCTGGATGTTTTGCCATCCTGTTAGATTCTGGAACCAGAACAGCTTAGCCGCGTTCTCCAGTTCCTTCCGGGTCACTTCGCGGTCGTCACGAATTGCTTGCGCGGGAAGCGATGACGCCTCCATGACTCGATTAGCGAAGTCAACGACCGGGATGCCGCCCACGATGTTCGTAGACATGCCCGTTGAGCGGGCGTTTGCGAACACCGGGTCTTGGCCCATGAGGGGTAGCGCGGTGTCCACTATGGGCTGGATGACGCCGCCCCAGGAAGACTGCGATACACCTGCAGCAACAAAGTTGCCCATGGTGAGCTGCTTCTCGCGTTTCTCCGGGTCGTCCGCCGTGTTGAGTGACGTACGAGCGGCCCACTGTAGGGCTGCGATGGAACTGGAGAGCATGACCATCATGTAGGTGTTCCAATCCTTCCAGTGGTAGGCGGAGTTCAGCAGATGCCGCTCATAGCTGTAGGCCATGAACGAGCGGAACTGCGTGACCAGCTTTCCGCCCGCCGAGTGCATCAGCATGATGGAGTCGCTGGCGTCTCCTTCGATCACCTGCTGGCGCGTGACGCGGAACATGAAAGCCGCGACGCGCTCACGGTCGGCCAAGTTTAGGCCCGCCTCGGTGATGTCTTCGACCTTCTTGATACCGCGGAGAGACGCGAATAGTGCATCCTGAGCCTCCTGATCGAGGCCGTAGGAGCGCATCCGGCGTGTCATTCCTTCCGAGAGTGCCCGCTTGTCATTCGCCAGCTGCAACAGCTTCATCAGCGTTGCCCGACCTGCGATACGTTGCAGGGCGGTGTTCATGGGTGCCATGCCAGAAGCAATGCTGGTGAACCGCTGGCCGAGCATTGTGGCGTTCTCTATTGTCCTGCCGAACTTGCTGTCTCCGTAGACCGATGGCATGAAGGCATCATCTTCGATCCGCATGAATGCAGGACTGCGGAGATGCTCTGTGCCGGTCGCGACGAGGTCTTCGATGTAACGGGCCTCGCCGGACTTCAGGGTTCCGTCCGCGCTGCGGCGGAGGAAGTCGCCGATAAAGGCGATGGATCGGACGGTGTTCATCAGGCCCGCGTGTGCCACGGTCGGCCCTAGCTCGGTGAAAAGCGTGAAGCCAACCTGGTTCATCACTCGGAGGAACTGGGTGTCGCGCAGAGCGCGCGACCAGCGCGATGCGGTGCTGTTTGGGTTGACCTCGGTGGAGCGGCCCATGATCGACTTGATGCCGACGTCCAGCATTCGCAGAGTTTTCTCAGGATCATCGCCTGCCTTGATAGCCTGCTCGCGGAGGAGCTGCTGGAGAGCGTCCAGCTCCGCTTTGTTGCGAATGTTGCCTTTCTGCGCCAGCGCGGACCAGCCGACAACTTCACGGATATGCGACGACACGACACGTGTTGTGTCGCTGTCGAGGAAGTCAGTGACTTTGAGAGTCACATCGTCCCCGTATCTATTGGTGAACGTCATCTCCGTAGTCGGGTCAAAGCGAATGCGTTTCTTCGCCGCGCCGAGCTTAGCGCCTTCCTGCATCTGGGCGGTGTACCTGCCGAGCACCGACGCAATCTTCGCGTCGCTCGCTCCAGCGTCTCGCAGGGCCTCGGTTAGTTCCTGCACTGACTCAGTGTTGAGCGGACGCACGGGTGCGCCAGTGTCGCCAGTCACTAGGCCGGAGCCGCGTTTGATAAGTGCGCGGGCGTATAGCTCTGCCAGCTCCTCGTCTACGCCGCCGTCGTCAGCCAGTTTCTTGGCCTCCTTTCTCGTGTGCAACGTCTTCTGTTCGTGCTCCAGCGCATCCTTAAGGCCAGCCTTGGCCTTGTCCAGTCGTTCGCCATGGCGCTGCAGCTTGCGGCGCGTTTCCTCCAGGCGGCGTTGGGCTGCGGTGCGGCGACGGTCGCCTTGCTTGCCGGGCATTCCTTCTAGCTCCTTCAATGCCTCTTCGGCGGAGCGGACAGCGGCCTGCTTGTCTGCCGTCAGTGCGCCAAGGTCATCGGCTTTCTCGCGCGCCCGGAGAGCACGGTCGGAGGTCCCCTCGTAGTCGCCGGCAATCTCGTTGAACTTGTCCAGCTTGGACGCATCACCGTTCTTACGCATGTCGGCGATGATCGCCTGGTTGAAAATCTCGACCCCGTCCTGTTCGCTCAATCCCATCTCGCCAAAGATGCGCTGGTAGGCCTGCTTCGATTGAATCTGAGGGAAGTAGTCCAAGTTCTTGCTGCCCGGCTCCAGAACACCCGAACGGACACCTAGGTCGTAAGTTGCGTCGAGTACGGGTCGGATTGCGGCCGCAGCCTGGTTGGCGGTCTCGTCGTCGGCCTTCACGCCTCGCAGCACGTCGGCCACCTTGCGGCTCCACGCCAGCTCACCGCCGCGGTCCCAGCGAGATAGTCCGTGCTTCGCCCGCGCTGCAGTCCAAGCCGCGTTGAATCCTCGATGCAACTGTGTCTCTAGCGTGGCGCGGTTAACGCTGGCGTACTCACCTGCAGATTGCTTCACAGCCAGATTGCGGTCCGTGTAGCCTACGCCGTCGCGGAACAGCCAGCGGCCTACACCCCGTGCGGTCGGGTCTTTCAGCTTCCCCATCTGCGCCGACAAGGCAAGGCGGATGTTGGCGAAGGCAGGCTTGATGGAGACCTCATCCACGCCTCGGTCAACATGCGTCTGCATCGCATCCGAAAGAGAGCGTTCGGAGATGCCTGGCGTAGGGTTGTCGGGAAGGCCGTTCAGGCGCGCCGCGCCCAGGCTTTGGGACGATCCGGTGATGTCCCTCCTAGCGAGTTCTTCGACTCTCGCGGATTCGGTGAAGTGTTCTCCTCGACGCGCACCGAGAGCGCTGCCTAACGCAAACCCGGCCGCCGCTGAGATTGCAATATCCGCGCTTCCGATTTCGGAGTTGAACCTGGAGTTCCCGAGCGTCATCGCCGCATTGGTCGAACCCGCCGCCAAGCCGGCGCGGATAGAGTTCGCCAAGCGTCCAGCACGTGCACCTCGGGCGAGGCCCCCGGTGGCTGCATCAGCGGCGAAGAACACAGGATCTGTCATGTCCGAGGCGAAGTTTGCAACCATTCCGAAGGACGACCGAGTGTCTTTCGCCATCTCGTTCTGAAGGGCAAACTCCCGCAGAAGCTCGTAGTGCTCCTGCGATGTCGCCCGGCTGAAAAGTTCCCATTGATCTGCGCCGATTCCGAAATTGTCCATCTCCTCCTGAAACTTCTCAGGGAGGCTCCACGCGGGATCTGCACGGGAAAGTACCGACTCTTCCTGGTACGCACGGTGGATCATGCCGATTCCGCCCTGTACTTGGGAGGCGCCGACCAGCTCGCCGAACGGAGTCTCGTCCCGGCGCTTCTGATCGGCCGCTTCGGCTTCCTTTCGGCGCGTAACGCGGGCTACATGTCCGCCCTCATTATTGCGCGCTGATTCCGCGACAACCTCATTGAGGTCGCTCGGTTTAGCAGGCGCAATGAGGTCAAAGATGCTGGTCGGCATTTGATTCCTAGTTCTTGAAGGTTGAGAGGTAGTCGATCATGTCGGTGGCGTCCGGACGCTTCGGCCCAACTGGAGTCGGCTTATCGCCAAGCTTTAGCACCGTTGGCTTCAGTGACGGGTCGCCCTTAGCAGTACGCATTGCTGCGGCCTGTACGGGGTCGATGCCCATGACAGTCATCTTGGGTTTGTTCTGTGCATCAAATCGGGCCTGCTTCTCGGCCTCGTCGCGCTTCCACTGATTGACGCCAGCAGCGGTTTTGTTGGGATCAAAGATCACAGGGCGCTGCGTACCGTCGCTGGCCTTGCCGTAGATGGGGAAGCCATCGCGGTTGTGGAGGATGAACACGTTCGGGTCATCTTCCGTAGGTGCTGCAAAGACCCCGCTCGCCGTGCCCTTGGGGATTGCCCCGGACTTCTCGGCATCTACCGCCGCGCGCCGAACGAACTCCGTTACACCAGATTCGGCTCCTGTCCGCATGCCTCCGCGCTGCACCCAGCGGCCGTTGACGTTCGCCAGGTCGCCTTGTACACGCTTGAATGCGGTAGCGACCGCGGCGTCAGGTGGTGCCATAGGGTTGCGCATTGCCAGTCGAGTCGCTTCACGCTGGACGCGGTCCTGCATCCAAGGCGGCATCGGCGTGCCGTCAGGCATCTCGTCGACTTTCTTGAAGTACGCAGTAGCAGCACGGCCGATCCGCTGAGAGACCTCAGCACGTACTGCTTTTTGCTCGGGGCGAGTGATTTGCTGAAGCGCCTCTTGCTCACTCATGCCGAACGCCGTTCGGTTTTCGTGGTACTCGTTCATGAGAATCGCGTTGTCTTCCGACACGTACCGCATCGCAGTGATTGGGTCGACGTCCGCAATGGCTTTGTAGGTAGCGTAGTTCTGCGTCAAGTTCGTTGATGTGGTGCGGCCGATGAGGTCCTGCACTGCGGGGATGACCACGCCGGCTCTCGTAGCACGGGCGAGGGCGGTGCCCATCGCCTGCTTGTTGCCGGCCTTAACTGCATCCGTCCACTCCTTCGAGAATGCCTTCTGTAGCTGGTGGGTTTCGAGGGTGAGGCCTTGCCCCGCTGTGAGAACCTGGATGGTTTCCTTATGGCGTGCCGCCTCCTTGGCTTCCTGCTCCATGCGGCGGATGCCGGCCTGGTTCTGGTCGTACCAATGGCGAACGAACGTGTGGCGGTCCTTTCCGGAGAGACCCAGAGCATCCGCATTGGCATTGATGCTGCCCTCGGTCATTCGCCCTACGTAGGCTTGGTCTTGCCACTCGACCTCTTTTTCGGCCTGAACGGACGCCTGCCGTTCCTCGATCATCCGTTGCTGGACTGCGACGCCAGCGCGTGCGGCTTGGGTGAAAGCGTCACTCCAGGTGCCCTCGCCATGCTTTCGGTCCCAAAGGGACGTGCCGTGCTCGTCAGTGGCCTTCTTGGCGAACTCGGAGAGTGCCTGGATGTTTCCCTCGCCCGTCGCCATTGCGTCAACGATCTGGCCTGCGGCCTGGTCGTAGAACTCGTTGCGGGACACAAAGGCAAATTCCTCGGTGTCGAGCGCCTTGGCGAAGTTCTCGATGGCGCCTGGCTTTAGGAGCGAGCCGTCAAGAGCTGCAGTGCGCAGCATGGCCCCGACGTTCTCGGTCTGGCGCTCCAATAGTTCGGCTGTCTCGGTCTTGGAGTGGACATCGAGCGCCTGTTGACGGAGCTGAGCGACCGCGGGCTGGAGCTGGGCCATGACCTGGGGATCTTGGAACTCTTTCTGCTGCATCAGGCCGCTCAGAGTCTCCTGGATGGCCGCTTGAGGATCTTCGCCTACATCCAGTGCAGCGACGCGAGCGATGAGACCACGCTTCGCTTCGTTTAGCTTGTTGGAAGCCTCGGTCACGTAGTAGCCGCGGCGGAACGCGGGAGTGAAAGAGGCAAGCGCGTCCTGCGGCTGCGGGGCCTCCCCCTCCACCGATTCCTGGGTGCGTTGCTGCTCACCTTTCAGTGCGTCCTCGCGGTTCTGCCGAACCTGTCGATCCTGCTGCAGGCCATTGGCCGCCGCCGACAGGCGCCCGAGGACACCTGCAGTGACGTTTGAAACAGCGGAGTAACTCTGTGCGGCTGCGCCGCTGACCTGAACGCGATATTGCTCAGGTGCAGATTGCCGCGACTCGATCACGGCACGGCGCTGGATGCCGCGCTCGTTAATCCTTGCCATTGGTGTCGCCTCGCTTCTTGATCTGATAGTTGCTGTAGGCGCCGTTAGCGCTGCCAGCGGCGGAGTTGATTACGCCCCCGACCATCTCGGCGTTGGCGACTCGTGTACGTGCTGCTGCATCAGCGGAAGATGTGGCAACACCGCGCTCACGATTGCCCTCGATCATCGCCACGTCACGACCGGCCTGGGCCATGATGTCGTTGTCGATCGCCTGCAGGGAATTACCGCCGATGGCCGCTTCGGCTGCAGACGCCCGTGCGGTTGCGCGGAGGGATCTTGCTTCAGCCATGCGCTGAATGGTGTCCACTTGTGCCTTCGCGTCGATCTGGTTTTGCTCGGCTTGCATCTGCTCGCCGATGGCCTTGGCCTGTTGCTTGCCCTGGTATACGGCGGTGCCCGCTCCGATGACTGCCATAGCAATTGGTACGGAGAAAACGCCGCCATCACACATGGCCGATCTTGTAGAAGTAGCGGAACGGCACCTGCGAGGGGCCATATGGAACAGGCGCCGAGAAACTGAAGCCGACTGCGGCTAGCCAACGCTTCGAGACCTCGTTGCTGTCGTCCACGAAGTTGTGCAGGACGGAGAACCTGTCACGCCAGTCATCGGTGATGCGGCGCGTCTCGGTCACCATCAAGCGCGGGATGGTTGTCAGGGCATCGGTCCCCAGAAGCCACACCGTTGCTCCTAGGCCGCCAGCGTACGAGACCCCGAAGATGCCCTCGGGTTTCCCGTCGAGGACTATGCAGAACACCGCATCGGCGTCGTTGCAGGACTTGAGGAGAGCTTCGCGAGGAGTGTCGCCGCTTGCGGCAGCGACCTCCAGCACGTCGGCGTCCCGCATACGCGCGGCCACACTCAGGATGTCCCCCGAGCTGGGCGGACGGTATTCGAGAACGGTCAAATAGAACTCCTTGAAGAGAAGAGCGCTCGGTACTGCGCGGACTGGAGCCAACACTGAAACGGAAGGCGGTTGCGGATGACGACTCGGCAGTTGTCCGAGCGGGCTTGTACGGGGAATCGGCGCTCACCGGAGTGGAAGGTAGGACTGCCCAAGCGGAACACTTCGTCGCCCAGCGTGCGGGCGGTGAACAGTCCTGCGTGTGATGCGAGATACGTCTGCGGATCGCTCTCGCGGCCGCGGGTGATGACATTCACCTCGAAATAGGCGGCATCTTTGTACGCGACCGTGATGTCGCGAATCTGGAGGCGGCCGACGAGGATCGAGTTGTTCCGTTGGTCGCGAAGGTAGGCGCGGGTCAGCTCGATTGAAGAGTCGTAGCTCACGCCGATTGCCAGGCGCCCGGCTGCCAGGTTGCCTTGGAACCGGATGCCCATGCCGCCATTGATGAGAGTCGCGCCCGTCAGATCCACCAACTCGCCTGGAGACGCCCAATCGTCCGTCTTGCCGATGACCAGGCCATCCATGCGGGCGAGCGTGTAAGGGAGGTTGATGTCGGTGTAGTTGCCGAACGCGTAGTAGTCCGGCTGCACCACAACCAGGCGGTCCAGGAGAAACGAATAGTCCTTGGTGAAGTCTCCCTCTGCGGCGACCAAAGAAAGGCTCATCCTCAATAGTTCAACGCCGCCTGCCGGAGATTCAGCGGTAACGTACAGGTCGTCGGAAGTGGAGTGCAGGTGGACCACTCGGCCGATGCCGGATAGGTCCCACCTCGTCCAGGAGGACTGCGATTTCTCGTTACCGGCCCACCGCACGAAGTAAGTGTAGAGCTGAGACGGAGAGTCCACTGGGGCCACCACCAGAGCGTCTGCGCCGGGGACCGCGGCCATCGCCCGGAGCCTGCCGGGGATCAGTCGAGGCACATGCGCGGTCACGTCAGCTGCGTCGCCGGTAATCGACACGTCGTCAACGAAGTATTCGCGGAGGACAGAGAACGACCCAGAGTCAGAGGCGAAGTATAGGGTGTCACCCAGCAGAACCGGGCGGACGTATAGGGAGCATTCGTAGTTAACCAGCTCGTCAACCTTTGGGGTCTTCGGGGTCAGCATCGGATCTGCGGTCATCTGGAAGTTGGCGCGGTCTCCGAACATCAGGAGCGACGACTGGAACGGAACGCCGAACTGCAGCTGGGCTACGCCACGCGATTGGACGGCGAAGTCGATCACGTCAGAGTCGAGAAGCTGCTGGGTCGTAGTGCGCCAGAAGTTGAAGGGATGGTCGATTTCAGAGAGGCAGGTGTTCTCGGTGGACATCAGGCCAAGGCGGCCCCGATGAAAGAACACGTCGCGGATCTTCTCGTCGATGAAGCTAGGCGGACCAATGGTGGTGTCATCGCCCGCGAGGCGCTTGTCCCAGTCCATCGGGCCAAAGCTGAAGAACAGGCCGTCGCCGTGGACCGGATCGACCACGCGTTTCAGCAGGTGCGGCATCGTGGTCTTGTCGAACGTGTTGTAGGCGCCAGGCCGTGCAATCTCCTGCCACACGCCCTTGCCGGCTCGTTGAACCACGAAATTATCGTACTTGTTGCCGCTGGCGCCGAGGACCTCGTAGATGGCGCCGGAAGGCACTACCACGTTCTTGTCTGGCTTCGGCAGATCAGTGAAGGTCTGAACCGATCCGGTTATGCGACCTGGCGCCCTCTCGTTGCTCATCTTGGTCGTCACCTGGGTATTCACGATAAACGTGGTGTCCGACTGCGTGCAGGTGCGAAACACCGACCAGGGCTGCTTGTCCGTCGCCAGATATGCGGCCGAACCTTCGGCCATCAGTACCTCGTATTCGTAGCCAGTTTCATGGTTGAACACCCGTATCTTGCCGCTCTCCACTGCCACCAGATAGTGCTCGACGGAGTCTCGGACGATGGAATGGAAGTGCGCTTGTGGGGAGATGTCGTTGCCGAGCACTTTGACGAACTGCGCAGCGGGGCGCTTGCCGGTACCCATGGCGGAATGCAGCCAGGTGTTGTGGGCGTCGGTGACTTGTGTTGCGTTGCGGACAGATGCGTCCTGCTGTGAGACACCGCCCAGGAAGGACGGATAGCTGCCGGTTTCCAAACTCAAGTGCGGTTCGCGATGGCGGAAGTGTCGGGATCGTCGTTAAGGAAGTTGGCGCCTGCTGCGAACTCGAAGTCATGAGACTCATCGACCAACAGCGCCAGCGCGGCGCCTTCATGGTCCTCGGTGAATCCATTGAGTGACTCGCTACCCAGTACATTTTTCTGAAAGATGCGGGCGGCACGGATGGCGATGTAGCGGCGGACAGTTTCCGGCAGCAGCTCGAAGTCCATGAACCAGACCACCTTGGCGGACGGTGCCGCGTCTTCGGCGAACACGTCGGTGGCATTGGTCAGGTCGTAGAGGAAGCCGTTGCGGTGGGTGATGCGGGAGGAGCCACGGCCTAGGGGCCGGATGCTCAGAATGAGGTTGGGGAGCGGGACACGATTCTCTGCGTTGAGCACGAACGTGTAGCTCTCGTCGGTGTTGAACCACCAGGCGGTGGTCTGCACCTCGCGCGATACGCCGCGAAGGGTGCGGATGGCAATGGCAACGTCAGTGTTGCCGACAGCTTCCAGGGCGCTTACTGGCTGTTCGCCGATAACGGCGAGCATTTCGTTGACGGCCTCAAGCTCGGTTGTCGGAGTCAGGTCCATGCGGTTCTCTTGGAGTGGCCGAAAAAAAACCGAAGGTCTCTGTTAGGAGACCCCCGGTCAGGAGAGAGATGCAGCGCGGCCCGACTTCACGGGCGGCAGGTGAACATCCTGGCGCGCTGCAGGGGTATTACTTGGTGCTCAGCTCGACAGCACCGTCGCCACGCAGTTCGCCATGGCCCAGCGCGTACTTCGACAGCATGAGGGTGCCCTGCTTGTTGCCCTGGTACACGTCCTCGACGGACAGGCCCAGCAGCTGCAGGGTGCCCACCGAAGAGCGGTGGAAGATTACGCCGGCCGTGCCGCTGTAGTCGCCGCGGTACTTGGCCTGCAGGGTCGCATCGGCCGACTCGTCGGTGCCCGGCAGGGCATTGACCTTCAACAGCGGGATGCGGGCGATGGACGAAATGACGGCTTCGTTGTAGCTGCCCTTCGACTCGGTGTTGATGTCGCGGTCGATCAGATCCTTGTTCTCGGTCAGCAGGTAATACTGAGCCGGACGCAGCGCGCCCGTGAACTCCTGCGGATTCTCCGAGATACCCTTCTCGTCGAAGTTCTGACGGGCGGCGCGGAACGCCTTGGCGATCACAACCGGGTCGGTCAGCATTGCAGCGTTGACGATACGCAGGCCGCCCGGCTGGCCGACAACCACCGAGTCGGTGATGCGGGCCGCACGGATGGCGCACCGTAGTTCGTTCTTCATGCGCTGCAGAGCCAGCTCGGCGCCTTGCAGGCGGGTGTATTCGCCACGCACATCGAAGTGGTTCATTGCCTCGTCGATGTTCGCGATGAACACGTCTGAGATGAGCATCGGGTCGAGCGTCAGGATGCGCTCGTTGTGGTCCACGGTCTGGCCGAGGATGTCGGTGCCGGGGACGTGGTAACGCGAGCCGACCTTGCCGATAGCCGGGAACGACGCGGACTTGCCGGAAGAGATAGTGCGCGTCATGACGCGGCCTTCCAGCTTGTAGTTCTCGATGAACGACGTATCGACCTCGGCCATGTAGTTCTGCATGAACAGTGCCCAGGCATCGCCCTGCTTGTTGATCTGACCGATGCGGCTGGGATTGGAATCTGCCATTGTGTTTCCTTGGGGTACGGGTGTGCTTCACCTGGGAAACAGGCGAGGCTGGAGTGATTGAAAGAGGGTTGTTTCAGTACACGTCGGAGGCACGCAGGCGCGCCATGTGGCGCTCGCGATACGCGGGGTCGGAGCGGTACTTTGGATTGCGGATGGCTTCCTGCACCTCGGCGCGCGAGGCGTACGGCTGCACGCCCGGAGCCGGGGAGGCCTTGCCGTTGATCAAGACAGCCGGAGCGGAGGTCTTGGCCTGTGCGGCCAGGCCGGCGACAGCCAACTTGGCACGTGCGGCATCGCCGGAGGTGACGGCAGCATTGAAGGCGTCGATGTCGGCGTCCTCCAGATTTCTGCCCGCCCACTCCAGGAGCTTTGCGTAGCCGTCCTTGCCGCCTGCGGGTGCAAAGATGCCGGCCTCGTAAGTGGACTGGCGAGCCTTGAGGCCATCCAGGTACACACCGACCAGCTCTTTAGGAAAGCCAGCCTTTTCCAGAGACTTGAAGCTCTCTTCGGAGATGGTGCCGGTCTCGGCGAACTCCTGAGTGAACACAGTCTGGTCAAGTCCAGCGGCCTTCAATGCGTCAGCTGCGGCGGCTTCGTTGGCATCGCCGCCCGTCCCTTGTTCTTCCGTTGTCGCGGCTTCTTTCGTCGCCTTCAGGCCTGCGTTGCCGGCCGGGTCAGCCGGGGCAGCGGCCGCCACATAGGCAGCCTCCAGCTCTTCGACCGTTTTGTACTTGCCGCCATACAGGCGTTCGGTCTGCTGACCTTCGGCTCCTTCAGCGACGACCGGGGCCGGCTGGGTCTCGGTGGTCTGTTCGGTCACTTGGTAGTGCCCACTGCGTTGTAATGGGTTGTGCCGTCGGCGTATTCGGTGACCGTCACGTTGCCCTTCTGGGTCACGTTCGGGTACGTCTTCGCCGGGGCAGTCGCCGTCTTCTG